CCATAGGCGTGGGGTTACTCACCAGAGAGGGCGTACCCGAAAATGATTTAAACGTAATTGCTACATCATACGCGCCCGGCATAATGTCCTGCGACTTCAAGCCGACCGTAACAACCAGGGAGTTGTTAATGGTTGTCATGTCCCAGCCCTGCGCCCCAGGTACCCTCGTTATGGTGGCAGAGCCTGTGGGAGAAACCGTGTAGCTCGCAATATCCGAAGCATTTAGAACCTTTGCCGATACGGGTCTGCCTAAGTCTGACCAAGCGGGAGAGCCGCACATCATAGCCAGGCTGGACGCAATTTTTCCAATACATGCCATATTATTTTTTCCTTTCTTTTTTAGTTAATTACTACCCTACTGCTGCCTCATAAAGGGCGTCGTATTCCGCATCCCCAATATATAGGCTGTCCTCCCCAATAACGTTTTCGGGGGTTTCAAGTTTTACGGCAACCCAACCCCCGTTATCGTGCGAACCGCGGTCTATAGAGACAGCACTCATCCCGTAATACAAGCCATACACGGCGCAATTTCGGGAGACCCCTCGGTGCTTCGCCAGCACTACAAAACTACCGTTTGCAAGAGCGCCCAGTAACTTAGCATAGTCCACCGACCCAATAAAGCCCATAATAGTAAGCGTAACCGAATGAGTATATGCGTTAGGTGCGCCATCATTAATTTTTAAAGCCACCGAAGCGGTGGTAGAGCGCTTTACGGTGTCTACCTTGTACGCACTTGCGCCCGCGGCTAAAGTCAAGCTCGTTACCTTTACGTTTGCGTCGAGAACATATCTCTCAATATCCGCTTTATTAATAATAATCGCGCTATCTAAACCAGTTGTGCCACTGTCGCAATCATAGGCAATTGCGTTTGCCAATTTTGTAATACATGCCATAATTAAACTCCTGCTTTTGATTTGATTGCGGCTACTACATCGGCGACCGCATAAGTGAAATAATTCCCTGTCGAACCCTCGGGCGCGGTTAACGTTACTGTTATCATACCCGCGTTGGCGTTACTATCAAAATCGAATCCCGAACACTCCAAAGGAGAGACAGCGCCCACAAATGTATATTCGCCGTTTGCCTCCTCTACAAGGACATAAAACCTGCCTGTAATAAGAGACCTTGATTGCGCTACATAAGACCCGGTACGCGGCAGTTTAAACACTACACTAATGTCCTGCTTTACGGAAGTGTCCATAGCCCGGAGCGACCCGGTAACCTGGATATTTTGCCTGTACCCCTCTACCAAAATAGATTTAGCGCTGGGGGCAAAAGTGATAGAGTTAACATAAGTATTCAGTGATGAGAACGTAATCCCTGTAACGTCCTCGACGTGTACCAAATATATGTTTTTCACGCCGACCCGCGGAATCGTACACGCTACGGTAATATTACCACTAAGCCTTGCTAAACATTGTCTTCCCATATTATTTGAAATAAAAAGGGGGCTGGGTTAATATCCCAACCCCTTTAATTAGTAAATGATTTATTTATTTATTTATTTATCCTGCTGCTTTCGCTGTCAACCACAACTGCATTTTCTCGGGTGCTACCAGCATGGCGTCAGCCGCGAACAAAGTCTGTGAGTAGTAGTTACGGCTCTTTGCGTCCTGGATGAACGGAGCGATAACCGTACCGGCGCTTTCCAGTGCAATCTGAATGTTGTCTTTCGGAGTGAACGCGATAAACGCGGTGTCCAAACCGTCAGCCGTTGCAGCGTTAGAAACGTGTCTCAATTCGTTAATCTTGTAACCCTCGAAGTAATACACCGGGCGACCGTCTACGATATCGGACTGCGCTACGCTGTTATCACGTGTCTGCAACAAGTTCTTGTACAAGCGCATAACGTTAGACGTAACGAAGAATTCCGAGTTATCCAGCGTATCGGGGCGTTGTGCATCGATAGCACCACGCAATGCAGTGAGAACGCTGTCAGTGGTGAGGGTCAATACTTTTTCAGTCATTGCGCTGTCCTTGTACTGCTTGATGATACCGCCGTTAGTGAAGATACCGTAACCAGTTGCTGTTTCCGATACGTTACCGTCCAACCAAGCCAAACGAAGCAAGTCAGCTTCCAATACCTTCAATACTTCGGACTGGATAAAGCCAGCCAATTCGGTTTCAGAGAAGTTGTCATCAAGGTTGATACCCTTTGCGACCATCTTACCCCACAAGCTTTGCAAGCAAATCTCAATAGGCAGTTCGATAGGTGCGTGCTGGTAATACTTAACCTTATTGGTTACGCTATTATAGAAATATTCACTGCCACAGCCTGCTGATTTACGCAATGCCTTGTCGGCTGCTGTAAGGGAAACAACGGGCGTACCGTTCGGAATACCGTTCATAACGGTAATACCTTGTGAGATTTCACCAGCCAGCCCGACGGTTAAGGAAATAACCTCGTTAAGTGAGTTGAGGTTCAGTTTGTTAAGGTCTGTAAATGTAAAAGCCATAATCTTTTGTTTTTAGTTATTTGTTGTAAAATCTTTTAGCTGCTTCTGCTACAGCCTCTTTAGACAATTTTGTTTGTTTCTTTTTCGGCATGTTAACCGATGGGGCACCGGGTTTCGCTGTCGCTCTGTTAAATTGAGCCGTCATAGCCTCCAGTGTTGCGGCGAGTTCAGTAACCGAGGTTTCCAAGGCTGCTATACGGTTTGCAAACTCTTCGGGTACGTCTGCGGTGGCTGGGGTTTCAACCTCTTCTTTTTCTTCTTTTTCTTCTTCTTCTGCCTTAGCTTCTACGCTTTCGATAACACCGTTTGCAATGGTGATAACCAATACACCGTCCTCAACCTGCACTTCTACTTTGCCGTCCGGGTGTGCATTGCCCTCGCTATCGAAAACCTTGTCGCCGATAGCCATTGTTTCGCCTGCTGCTTCAATGGTGATACTCGCACCGTCTACGGTTTCTACCGTCTCTGTCGCAAAGCTTGACTTCTTGAATAGCTCTGCGAAAGAACTAAAAAATTTGTTCATCTTCTTTTCGTTTTGATTATTAAATAAGCTTGTGGTGGCTGCTGGCAGCCCTACCAAATCACATGAATACAATTCAAAGAATTTGGTAACGTCCAGCACATCACCGTTTAATGTCTGATTGTTTACGCCCACCACCGAAACGCCCAACATATCAGGTTCGTTCTTTATCATCTCGGAGATGAATTTTGCCTCCGATGGGTAGGCAGCTTGTAGGGCTTCGGATAATTCCAAATCGGCATAGGCTACACCGTCTTCGTAGACGAAGTTAGTGAATTTTCCTAAATACCCGTCCAGCATATCCGTCCCGTTATGGGTGCGCCTGCAATGGATAGGCTTTAGGTTGCCGAGCGTTACAACGCTTTGAACTGCGGTCTCCGTAATGACTAACGGAAATTCCTTGCCTTCGTATGTACCGAAATTGGTAGTAACCCCGGCTTGAATAATTCTAAGTTTTCTAAATTTCATATAATTTGTCTTTGTTGTAACACGTGCAAAGATAGGCAGTATATAATAAACTGCCATCTCTGTACGAGTTAATGGTTTAAAATGTTGCCAGCCCTTGAACTACTGAAACGTCGTTCTGTCCGTTGTTGATATCCTGCACCGATACAACCGGGTTGGGCATGCTCATTACTGCGTCGATAACTACCCCGGCGAGTTGGTTAATGCTTTCGTTTGATAACTTCATGCTCCCGGCTTGCTTGACTACTCGGTTAGCTTCGGAAAGTCCGGCAACCATACCACCATCGGCGAACTTGTAAAGCCCCGAGGTACCGAACGAGTTGCCCCCGTGTGCTTCATTGAGTGCAGACAGTGCGTTAATCTCGGCGCTCGCTGTCTTCTTCATGATATAGACGTTTTCACCGCCTTCAGCCTCGAACACCTGCCCATTATCACCCCGGAACGTTACACCGCCTTGTGCATGGGAACGCCCGTATATCTGCCCGCCTTTTGCGTACTTCTTGACCGATGTGCTAATTTTCGTATCGGGGTCTTTCTGTTTCGCAATCGTAGCGACTTGTTTCATACCGAATGCGATAACAACTGCGGCTTGTGCGATACCGAGAATACCCCCGGTAGCAAGAGCTTTTGTTGCGCCTAAGTAAGTATTTATTGTCGCTTGAACAACGCCAAATGCCTTACCTATAGCACTTTGCTCCCCTAACAGTGTTGACATTTGTCCTGCAAGACCTGCGGTCATTGTCAGCTCTGCGTTAACGCGTGCTCTCGTGTTCTCCTCTTTCGCCTTCTCGTATTTGGCTTGTATCAACGCGGTGTCCGCGCCTATCTTCTCGGCGGCTGCAATCTCCTGCGCATATTGTGCGTCAAGTTGCGCTTGTCTTAAGTCGTACTCGTTTGTTATTTCTGCCATCTTAAGTTCGTGCAGGTTCGCCGCGTCCATCGCGTCGCGTTCCCTCATAAGAGCGTCCTGCTCCTCTTTACGCTGCATCTCCAATTGCTGTATGCCCAAATTAAATTCGGCTTCCTTGTTGGCATATTCTTGCTTTGAGATGAGACCTTGCTCTAATCTGTACTTTTCAAGTTTTAAACTTTCCTCAACGTATGCCTTTTCGTTTTCTATCTTCGCTCCGATGGTGCCGTTTTCCAGTTCCTTAGCTTGCATAGAAATGTTAAGAGCCGTTAACGCTGTTTCCATCTGCTTTATAGTAGCCTCTTGTAAAGCGCGCTTTTGGTTCTCCGCGTCCTGCGCTGCCTTTATTGCGGCTTGTGCTTTGGCGCTCTCTGCGGCTTTGTAAGCTGCTGCATTGGCTTCTATCTGTGCCTTTACAATGCCGCTCGCCTGGTTTTCCAACTCTTTACGCTGCGAGATGTAATCCGCTTGGCGTGCTTGCAGGTCTGCCAGTGCTTGCATCTCGGCGCGTCTGTCTTCCTTGCTGGTGTAGCTCAGTTCGTTTTGCGCCTTGATTTGATTGTACTTCTGCTGTAGTACGTCTATCTCGGCTTTCTCCATCTGCTTAGAAATAGCAATAGCCTTTTGCGCTGCCAGGTTCCGTTCTTCTGCGGTCTTTAGCTGGTCCCCTATAATGGTACTTTGCGCTTCCAGTTCCCTGCGCATCGCCGACAGCGTTACAAGGTTATTCGTTTCCGCCTCATATATCGCCAGCTCCTGCTTGGTGAGTGCTTTTGCCCCGTTCGCTGCCTTCGTGGTCTCCTCGGTAATAAGACCGATAGACGAAAGCAAGTTGACAACCTTCTCCGTTACCCACTCGAAAGCCTTTGCGACACCGCTCAACATGTTGGTAATGCCGTCCAGTATGCGCGAGAAGATAACCTCAAACGGAGCGAATGCCGCCTTTAGGTTTGCCGCCATCTCACTGTTACGTTTCATCAGCTTTTCAACCGTAGACACAAGAACCAGTATAACAGAAACTACTGCCAATATCGGGTTGGCTCTCAACGTAGCGTTAAACACCTTTAGGATGTTCACACCACCCGACAGAGACGTAGCCATAGCCGCCGTAGCCCCAGAAAGCCCTTGTGTGCTGCTCATTGCTTCCTGTATGCTTTCCGCATAGTTACCTACGTTCCTACGGTTATCGCCTACAGCCTTTTCCATGTCCTTAAGTCTGTCGCTTATCTCCTTTGTCTCGGCTACAAGCTTCTGCCCTTCTTCCGTGTTGTTGCGCGTCGCTGCGCTCATCGCGTTTAGTTCCTTGGTGTTCTTTGCAAGCCGCGCACGGAGCGCGTCTACGCTGTCCTCTTGGCTGTTTAAGAGCGTCGTGCTCGTCTTTATCTCGCGGTTGTTATCGGAGATTGAGGCGTTAACGTCCAACAACTGCTTTTTCAAATCTATTTGCGCCTTTGCCGCATCGCCTACCGCCTTTTTATACTCGTCTTGTCCGATTGTCCCATCCTTGTACGCCTTTCCTGCCTCGTCCAACTGCTTCTTCTCGTCCTTAAGTGCTGCCATTAGCTGGCTCTTTGTTTCTGCCAGTTCGACGGACTTTGCTATGAGAGCGTCCAGCCCGTCAAGGGCTGAAGACGTATCAAACGAAAGGTCTAATAGAGTAACTTTTTCTGTTGCCATAATCCAAATTATTAATTTTTAACTGCGATTAACGTAACGTTCGCATTTCCTGTTGACGGGTCCCAATTGCTTAGTGTTCTAAGGTAGAACCAGTGGTTAAGCTCACCTACGAAATAAAGCGCGTCGGACTTCATTTTCTGTATATCAAAATATGATAGGTTCATTTTAGCCGTTATCTGCCAACCAGGGGAGAAGCGGTCGTAATGCCCTGCTATCGTAGCACGGTAACCGCTCGCACGGTTGAAATAGTTATCGGGTATCCAGCTCGAACCGCTCGCCCTTATCATGGAGGCGTATGGTCGGGAAGCGCCCGGGTTTACGGGGAAATTGCTTTCTCCAGCGGTCTCCTGCGTGGATATCGCACCGCCATAGCCACCCACGGTTTGCGTTAACTCGCCTACCTTTACAGTGTATGTTCGTGCCGCCCCTTCCGCTTCGGACACCTTAATACTGGTAGGGTCTATCTTCCCGGTCCAGTTAATTCTATAGGTCGAAGATGTCGACGGGTTTACGAACGGTTTGAGCGTCAACAAAAACGGTTCGGACTGAAACTCATAAGTCCAGCAAAATGCCTTGCAAAACGCCTGCACGATATCGAACGGGGTGCTCAGCCCCATCGTTGACACCAAGTCCCAGGCATACGCTGGCGACCCAACCGCCCTGATACGGAACGATATATAATACGCTTCGGTAGTAGGTACGGAAGTAATAGGCGTACCCGAATAAACCATAGAATTCGAAGAGGTTGTAAACCCGAAATTCAGGTCTCGTGCCGGTCTCGGGGTTATTATGCACGACGTGGTGCCGGGGCTAACCGGGTAGTAAGGGTAATTACCATCGGGTCTTACGGTTCCGCGTGCGAAAGGCAAAGCGAATGTGCCCCCGTTACTTCGTAGGTAAACGGTTGCCGGGGCTGTCGGAGGTAGGATAACGAACGAATCGGAAGTGAATTCAAGGTCGAACGTAGAACCCACCATATACGTGAAACATGTTGCTACGTCGTTATCCTCCGCTATCATGTAATTTGCGGCGTACACCGAACCCCTAAGCCCGTCATGCGCACCCTTAAAAACCAACTGGCTTTCCGCATCCTTATAAGCGCCTGCTGTTTTCGTTTCCCGGTCTGCCACGTATGCGAGATTTACGGGTGTTGTCCCGTTAAATGCGTATAGGTTGGGCATAATTACCGGGGTAGGGTACGCGTAGTTAAGACTATCCTCGTACGTCGAAAACTGGTACGCCGGCGTTTCAAAGGTAGGTATGGCAACCACTGGGGCGCGCAATGTCGAAAGCTTCGATATGTTTTCTATCAGTTCAAGGCTGTAACCGTCCTCATCTGCCGTTACCCGTACACGGAACAAACCGCTGCCGAACGGAATATTGAAGCCCCCGAAACACAATTCGGCACGGTACGGAGCCGTTCTTATGAACTTCCCCGGGAAACGCTCGGAACGGAATACCCGGTCATTCACTTCTGAACGGGGTATGTTGATTGTCCCGGAGTAACTAACCGTTTGCTCCGTAAATTTCAAAGGGTCGGGGTTGTTGATAGTCAGTTTCACCGAGTTAGCGGAAACACCGTCTATCACTTCGCCATTAATTCGTATCGTTAGGTCCATATTGTTAAGGTTCTATGATTTCAAACTTGCATTTAAACGCCGCTACCCGTCCCGTGGCACCGCCTTGTATGTTCAATGCGTTCGGGTTTTGTATCGTAACGCGTGCCCACTGGTTTGTAGCCAAAGGGAATACCCCGGCAACCTCGCCCGAGCGTGAAAGCCAGTACAACGCGTTTTGGTTATCATCGGTTACTACTACGTTTATTGTAACGTCGTAGGACAACACACGGTTGCCGCCCGAGAAGTTAACCAAGTAAGTAGGCACAATGCGGTATCGGTCGAAATACATCGTATCATAAGCCCCCTTGCTGTTAAGCCATCGAAGCGTTACGCGTTTGTTAGGGTTGGGGCAATACGGGTATTTGCGTTCAAAACGTGCCCACCCCCAGGTAGACGCGTCGTTGGCGGTTCTGAACTCTCTATTGGGCTGGTTCGCTCCGTCTATCCGGTCGGTATTTGACCATCTCCCGGATGTACCCGTACCATTGACTCTGTGCCGTAGTCTACCGTCCGAGTTCGCCGTAAACTGCCCGTATCTCAAAGCAAAGTTAAACGGTGCACCCGTTAACGGACTATTGAGAAACGAAGCACAGTTAAAGTCCAACTGGTTAAACAGTCCGTTACCGTAGTCGGATAGGTTGCGCGTGCTTGCAGTGTTAGCAAACCGGGCGTCTGCTGCCGGGACATGTATAACGCGTACCGTGATAGACTTCTTCGTGCCCTCGGTGTATAATATCTGAATGTTATCGACGAAGTCGGTAAAGCCGAGACCCGCGTTAATGCTCTCCGTTAAGCTCGGTGTGGCTGCCGCCATCATCGACATATCCAATACTGCCCCCTCGTATGGGACAACGGTAGCCGTTGCCTTCCGTGCTCCGTTGCGCGAAAAGATAAGGGATATACTGGTAACCGAGCCGACCTGTTCCAGTCGTATAGGGCGATAGATACCTGTGCCAATTCCGCCGATATCCATACTCCCACCCGCCGTTGCCGTTTGGTTGTTTAATAGGTTTCTTATTATCATTTCTTTTTAGTTAAAATGGTTAATATCTCTGCCCTTACTATCCGGGACACCTCTACTGTGATACGTTGCACCATCTCGGGGGTTAGTATCTTACTTGCTACGCCGCCTTCGTTGTGCTCGTTGGGTACACGAATACCGTCGCGCTTGATAACGTATGCTATCGCGTATGCCGCTTCCTCGGGTATGTCAGTCCCGGCGTTCGCGTTCTTGTCTTTAATCCACTGCCTGATGGCAGAAACGGGCGGAAAGCTGCCAGCCGCCCTCCCGTCTTCCATCTGATAGATGTATGCCGGGCTTTCAATCTTCACGCCGCCTGCATACTCCACCACTTCAGTTTCTCTGTCGAAGCGACCCGAAGCGTTAAGCCCCATACGATAGTAGTTATCTACTATCTCGTCGCGTATCTGCTTAACTAATTGGGTAACTTCCTTGTTCATAGTTAAATATACTTAAACCAGCTAAAATGTTTCCTTGTCTTTGGGTAGTCTACGTCGTGCTCGTTGCCGTAGGCCTCCTTCTCAAAGCTCATGCGGTCGTATGGCTTATCGTTCGGGTCGCAGGGCTTCTTCTCGAAGCTCCAACCGATGAAGCGAATGACGTACTCAATACCATACCACAAGTAAAACGGCACATACAGCATCTCGCGCATCTGCATCGTGTGGATGTGTTCGTGTCTTAGCGTCTTTTCACTAATAGCCGCGTTACCACGTACGAAGAGAATGCCGAATAGGTTAATAGCCTTGAAGCCTTTAACCGGGATAAAGTTGTTTCTGATGATTTTCATGCTCTTTTGTTTTTAGACAGTGCACAAAAGTACGAAGTAAACCGTCAGAAAGCAAACGGTATTAAGTTCACGCCCCGTACTTGTAGGCGTCGAACGTTGCCTCCCAACCCGATTTGATGGTGTCGTACTGGTTTTGCACTTTGACGATACGCAGCGAGCCAATCTCGTAGCCACATATGAAGCTCTTAAGCATCTCATGCAAAAGCAAGTCGGTGCGTATCAAAGTTGCTATCTCTACGGCATCGTCCCGCATATAAGCCGATGTACCCATGCAGCGAATGACTACCGTGTAGGTGCTTGACCCCGGTACGTTTGTGTCCGTATAGCTCCCGGTCGTTACGTCAAGCGTAAAAAAGTCATCACCCAATCCGTTAGCCGCTACGTTCTGCACGGCAGTATCTCCGAATATCAGCGTTTTGCCCAAGGCTGTAGCCCGGGCGTTCGCCGTGTTAATTATTGTTTCAAAAGTCATAACTATCTGTTTTTCATCTGTTGTTTCTTCATTTCCCGCTTTTCCTTCTCTATCTCGTCGTTACGTTTGGCGATAGCCAGCATAGCGTCCGAATAGTTGATTTGCTTCGCGTCCTCAAAGCTACAGTGGAAAAGCTCGGCGGTAATCTGCACAAGTCCGAGAAGGTTCTTTGCCTGCCTAATGTTCTCGTCGCCCGTCAACGCGCTTTCGCCCGTCTGCTTCATGTTCTGGAACACGATTTGCTCGAGACCGTCCGCGATTTCCATCTGTGACACTATGAACTTATCAAGCTTTGCGGCGTCGAGAATCGTCTCCGCTTCATAGTTGTCATCAGTCCACGCCTTGATACGCCCGTTTGCGTCCTCTGCGCGGCGCGTTTCAAGCATAGACCATAGAGTTATACCCTCGACGTCCCTGAGTCTGTACACGGCTTTCCCATTGCGCGTAGCGACTTGTGAGGGTCGGCAGTATTTAATCATATCCTTGAGTAGCCTTTCCTCGTCCTTGGTTATTCGGACGGTTCCGTTTGCGGGTAGGTTGGCAACCCGTAACAAAACCTTTCGGTTGTTAATCGCTGTTATGCGATAAATCCATTTCAATATAAACTTTTTCATTATTTGGGTCTGTATTTACGTATTAGAAAGTCCACACCGTAACGGAGCGCGTCAAGTGCGTGGTTCCACGCGTCTATAGCTTCGTTGGTGTATGTGTCCGATACTTCGTCCTTAATCCATTTGTAGTTATCCAGTTCATCAAGCAGCTTGACCGAACGCTTTGTTACGTGCAGCTTGAACTGCTTGACCTGGGCAATGCCCGCTGCTATGGAGCCGCGCCCCTTGACACACGGTATCGCTTTGATGCGCTTCTGCTGCAGCTCCACGATACTCTTTTGCTCCGCACTGTCGCACACCGTTACCACGCGGTTCAGTGCATTGGCGTTCAAGTAGTCCGCTATATGGCTATTCAGCAAGCCTTGTTCATAACAAAGCAGGTCTACGTACAGGTCCCAGCCTTCCATACGTATGTCGACTATCGCGGTAGGGTCATTCACGAACCCGAAGTCAAGCCCCAGGCACCTGCCGGTGTAAGTTTCCGGCATGTCGTCGATAACCTCATATTCGGGGTAAACGTTACCCTCTACGCCGCCCGTCAAGCCCTCGCCATACACGCGCCACCAGTTGGCATCGTCCTTGTTCTTCTCGATGGCTGCGACTTGTTCGGGCGTTAAGTACGGGTTATCCTTGTACGTTGAATGTATGGTAACGTATCTGTCACCTACGAACTCGGTCTCGCCCCAGAACTTCCGCACGGGGTTATAGTCGATGATAACCTTTTTACGGGTACGGATATCGAGCTGCCTAAAGACTTCACGCGGTACGCTTTGCGCCTCGTTGACGTACAGAATATCACGTGCAGGACCGTGCACCTTGCCGGCGTTATCACACGAGAAGAACTCGATTATCGTGCCGTTCGGGTATTCGTATGTACTCTCCGTTTTATTAAACCTGTTCTCGTCCCAATACCCCTCGGCTGCTACCATAGCCTTGAAGTCGCGGAGCATACCGCGCTTAACCATCGGGAACGTAGCCGCCACGCACGAGATAACGAGCGGTTGGGGGTTGTTCAGCGCCAGTATGTGCAGCATCTGTAGGGTTGCCCATGTCTTACCGCTACGTGTACCGCCTTTAGAGGCTACACCGCGTATCTTCGGGTCTACGAAAGCCGCCAGTATCTTTTCAAAAGTAAATGTAACGTTCATGCCCTAAATGCCTCCTAACTTCTGTAGGTTCTTCACCGCGTCCTCTGACAGTACGTTCACCTGCATAGCCTTCGTGCCTGCCTCCTTGCCATTGCTTGTAACGTCCTTAAGGTCCCGTAGTCCTCTTAACCTCGCCATGTAGTTGGCATCAACCACACCGGCAAGCGCGCTTTCATCCATATCGGTTGCGATGAGTTCGGCGATAAGGGCGTACCCGGTCAATAGGCTAGCCGCGTCTTCGTTCCCGTCGTCCGCCAGCTTTTCAAGCCGTGCGCCGTTCTTCTTGAACGCCTGTAAGGTCCACCCGATGAAAAGGCAGAAGCCCCCGAGCGATGGCGCGCGTTTCTTCTCTATAGGGACTTTCTGCCCTGCCGCGTTCCCGCCCTTCAGGACGTCATACGTAATGAACGGGTTCCGCTCGCAGAAGTTCATGTACTCGGCTACGTAATTGACGCACTCCTCGACGGTTGCCAACGTAGCGCCTTTGCAACCGCGCGTCTGCACAATCTCATAAAGTTCTTTGCACTTCTTCAAATCGTCTTTGGGGGCTGGGGCTTTGCCCGTCGCTTGTCCCTTGGTAATTGCCGCCTTCGTATCGGGGGCGGCTTCCTTCTTTGCTCTTCCTGCCATATTTTTGTTATTTAGTGATAAGGTGTTGCGCGTGTGCGCCCACGGTCTCCTAAAGAGATGCGCGAGTAGTAGACCGGTAGTCGGACTATTCCGGTATCGGGACGGTTCGGACTAGTCGGACTATTCCGGTATCGGGACGGTTCGGACTAGTCGGACTATTCCGGTATCGGGACGGTTCGGACTAACCGGGCTGTTCACGTCGTTTCCAACCATGGCACAAAGGTAGGCAACAAATCGCACCGGACCAACCGACGGGCAGTTATGCCTTTTTTACAAATAAAGTTTACAAATGAATTATATTTACACGGTTGAACATTCGTGCACGGTAACTACCTATCGCAAAGAGAGTTAGGGGCACCTGCACAGACACAGACCTTTTTTTCTAAACTTTAATATAGAAAATAGTATATTTTACACCCCCTAAAATACACTATTTCCCAAAATAATGTTTTACCCTCTTTTTACTGTGTATCTGTGCATTTACATATAATATATTATAATACAAGGAGTTAGACTGCACAGCAACCTGCACAGTAGCGATTTTTTACTGTGCAGCTGTGCATAAAATATGTTAAATTTAGAGCCCCTTTTTTCTAATTATAAACAAAAGCCCAAATCTGACATTTTGTAATCAGATTTGGGCTTTTTGCTATCACCCGACTTGACACGCCCTTTGGGGGCGCTGACATTTAGTTCGACACGGGTCTTTGCGGCACTATCATTATGTCAAATAGAGGCGTGTTATTTGTTAGCCTCGTAGAAAGCTTTGGCGAAACCCTGCGAGCACAAGGAACGCAAGTCCGCATCTACTTTGACGCGGTCCTTGAACTTGTGGAACTCGGGTATTTTGTCTATTGCAGACACGTGGAGATAGGCGAGACTCGGTTTTTTCCTTCCGGCACGTGTATACAGGTCCAATTTAGGAACGTCCTCCCATCGGCTGTATATCCTGTTTGGCTTGTTGAACTTCCCCCACAGCGCGGTCTTTTTAGTCCACGGGCTGCCGAACTCCCAGGGCTGGTAGACCATATCGGGCTCGCCTAAAAATTCTTTCAGCCTCCCGTTCGCCGGGTTTTCCACTACCCAAAACTCCGGGTTTGTGCTTTCTATTATTCTCAGACAGTGGTTAACCAGAAACATGCCCTTTTCAAGGTCTTTTGTTATGTGGAAACCTCCTATGGTGGAAAACTCCGTACACACCGGGTTGGCTATTATTCCGTGTACCGGGAAGTCCGGGGTATAGTTTTCAACCCCGATATCCTCGCCTATACAGATAACGTTGTATTTCTCGTCCTGCCGGTAGTACCAGCTGTCGCTGCCCAAGTCAGCGCACAAATGTAATATGTTCTTTCTCATAATGCCATAAATTTCATCATGTCAATTTCCACCCGAGCGAATCCCGATGCCAATACCACGCCTGAACCGTTCCGTTCTTGAACGCCGATACCCTTTTTATCCTTCCGTCCGGGTCAATTCCGTAGGTTCTCGATATGTCCTGCTCGTTTCTTTTCTCCTCTGCGAGGCGTGCCTCGTCTCTGATAAGATACTGCCTTTTATTGATTGGCTGCTTATACGTGAAGTCCTGGGCGGCTACATACTTTGCCAGCTTATCAATCCAACCGTTGCAAAGCCGGGCTTCCACATAACCGCGCCCGTACTTGTCTTTTGTTACCCCGGCGGTATATCCGTACCTTCGTATGAATTCCCATATGATGAATACATGGCAGTTGAGGCATACCGCCATATCCATGAAACTAACTTTCTTCATTCGCTATGTCTTTAAGCCTTATATACTTGTAATAAGCCCCGGCTCGCGGCTTCTCCATAAACACGTCTCCATCTGTGCCTGCGCTCTTTAAGCCTTCGGGCGCGCTCCATGCGCCCGCCCCGTCCGCCACACTCTCGTGTACCTCTGCTATAGTCACGTCTTTCAGGCTCGTGCAGCCCGCTACTCTGATACCGATAAGGTATTCCGCTTCATCAACCTTTGCGGCTGTCCTGTCGCCCCATTTAAGCTTATGGGGAAGCTTTGGTTCTTCAGTCATATAATTCTTCTTTGAATGCCAATTTATAGAATTTTCCCTTCCCCGGTAAATACACTCCGCGTAGCTCCATTTCCGGGACCGTCCACGCGTGCACTTTGGCTGCATCCTTGGGATGTATCTCGACCAAGTACAGCGCTCTATTATCAAGTCGGTATACCTTACCCGCAAGATGCGCCCGGCAAAACACGGTGCCATGTTCCGGCTTATACCGGATATTGAAATACCCGGGCTTCCTGCCGCGTGCATTTTTCAACGCTGGATATACGTCTATGCCCGTAAAGATTGCCGCGGTTACCACTATGGCTATCGCCACGGCATACAATACCGTTATCGCCTCTTCCATTACTCGTCGTACATCCCGTCTATGTTACGGGCTGCGAATTTAGCCACACACCACAAACCGGTTACCAAACCGGCACCTATTGCTATTCCGAATAAACACATTAATGCTTCCATGTCTTTTAAATTTTTGATGATACATTTTCCAAACCGTCTCCCATGCTTACAAGCTTCATACCTCCGTGCTTGCCACGGATATAAGCGGCTTGTACATTGCCGTGCCCGTCCGTCGAGAATCGGATACCCTGCACGCCTTCGTGCTCCCTGATAAGCTCGCCTATCGTCATATGCTTCGGGGCTTCCGCCTCTACCGGCTCTAACTGCGCTACCGGCTCTACCAGCATCCCGGCGTTGCGGTATACGTACGACGGAAACTCATCATCGGACACGCCTATATCGGTAAGGCTCCAGGTCTGCCAACCCTCATGGCTGACACCTAATATCACGCCGAGCATATCGTTCCAACCGACAACCACACCGGCATACTCGCCGTTCTTATTGAATACCGTACGCCCTGCGTACAGCAATGCAAAATCTCTGTTTCTAATCATAGTTTCCAATCTATCAAATCATTAATACCGGCGTACCAATAGCTTTCGCATTCTTTGAATATCACGTCGGAAGGCTCCAGTGCCGACCAGCCCCCAAAGGGCAAGGCTTCTACTATCAGCAAAGGCTCGTCTGTCAATTCATTGTGACTATACCCCACTACTTCCAATTCCTTACCATAGAAGTTAACCGACCGCCCTATGTACTTTGCCATCGGGTGGGCTTCTCTCTTTTCAAACTTTTCCATAATTTTCTGTTTTTAAATCGTTGATACAAATATAACGCTTTTTCAGTTACGTTGGTTCTTTCGTTAACGTCATTTAAGTATTAAACTATCCTTCAGTGATAGCCCGTACTCTGATTGTTGTAGCTTGGAATTACGTTGTATGCTGTCCGCGGCGTTCTGTACTACGGTGCAGCCCTACTAAAAGTAGTAGGGCTGCGATAACTGTTATCGGCTTTTTCATTCCTTACTGTAAAATTCCATAAGTTCTTTAATACTCTGCATAAGCCCGTCTTGTGTCTGTTTCTTGCCTTCAAGGGCTTTTATTATCTTCTCGTCTACCGTTCCGGTGGTTAGGATGTGATGAACGGTTACGGGGTACGTTTGCCCCTGGCGATACAACCGGGCGTTGAACTGCATGTACAGCTCCAGGCTCCATGTGTTACCGAACCATATAAGCGTATGCCCACCTTTCTGTAGGTTAAGCCCGTGCCCTGCACTCGCCGGGTGCGTTACAAGCACTTTAATCTTCCCGGCGTTCCACTCGGCTATCTGCTCGGGCTTTTCCAGTTTGACGGGCTTGTACGCCTTTAGCTTCTTCATTATTCGGTCAAGGTCATGCTTGTAAGAGTAGGCAACCAATACGGGCGAACCGTTTGCAGCCTCTACAAGCTCTTCGAGTTTTTCTAACTTCTCGTCGTGCAGTTCGATAACCTTCCGGTCGGCATCGTATATCGCGCCGTTTGCGAATTGCTGTAGCTTATTGGATAGAGCTGCCGCACTTGCTGCGCTTATCGGTTCGTTCGAGTTGATAAGCTCCAATACCTGTTCCTTCTCAAACTCCTTATATTGCGCCAGCACTTTAGGGGGCAACTCCACGCGGTCGTATATGTTGATGCGGTCGGGCATCTTCAAATAGTCCTCGGCTGTCATTGATACGGTTATGTCGCTAATAAGGTCGCTTATTTGCTTCTCTGTTTCCTCCTGGGGGCTTTTCAGTGCATAACTGTACACTATATCGCCGTTCCTCTTATTTGGTCTAAAAAACCTGTCTCTGTACGCTGTGATTGATTTTCCGAGCCGTTGACCCTGGTCTATCAAATACATTTGGGCGAATAAGTCTATAAGTCCGTTTGGCGATGGTGTACCGGTCAAACCCACTACCCGCGGTATGAACTTCCGCACCTTTCTAAGGGCTTTGAAACGCTTTGACGCGTAGTTCTTAAAACTGCTTAGCTCATCGATAACTACCATATCGTAGGGAAGTTTAATGCCTCCGAACTCCATCACAAGCCAAACAATGTTATCGCGGCTAATCGCGTATATGTCCGCTTGCTTCTCGTAGGCTTCCCGGCGCTGCTTAACTGTGCCGTCGATAACGGAAATCGTCAAGTCCTTAAGGTGTGCCCAAGCTTTAATCTCATCGCTCCAGGTAACCTGCGTTACTTTCTTCGGGGCGATTACCAGGCAATTAGATATTATGCAATTATCCAAAAGGTCTTTGATGGCGGTTAGGGTAGTTACTGTTTTGCCCAAACCCATATCAAGGAACAACGCGCAAAACTCATTGTCGATAATATGCTGCACACCTTTTACCTGGTATTCATGTAATTGCTTTCTTTCTAACATAACATCGCTTTTATCATTGCTAACTGGGCGCTAAACTCATAGAGTGCCGCCGGGGTTATATGTCCTAATACTCTGTCATAATCGGCAGCGCACTTGATGCGCTGACCGTTTAATACTATTTCGGTGTGTCCTGCGATACACTTTAACTTTAAATCTATATGGTTTACCATAGCTCTATTACTTCATTAATTTTGTTTTATAGAATACGCAAATGCTTTTGAAATCCTGCTCATCCGATACGTACCCCAGTGTTTTACGCGAAAGGAAATTGACGTCTCGGGTAATATCGCGTTGCAACTGGTTTAGAATTTCCTCGGTGTTACCGAATTTATCGTCACGGACATGCAGAGCACCCGACTTGATACCGAAGTACATACCTAAACGGTATTCTATTTCTTCCTTTAAACTTCTCTTTTTCATGATTTCTGTTTTTTGATTTGCTGCTACAAAGATAACCCTTTTCCCGGTACGTTGTTTATTTCCTTAACCTTTCTTAAGAAGAAACTTATCGCCGCGTCCCTGCTTTCCAAATCGTCGATAACAAATACTTTGAAGCCTAAAGCCTCTAACTTGCTATGTACTAATAACTGTATCTTAGTTGGCTTCTTTCCCGTGGTCTTTATCTCGGCGAAGCCTACATACCCACCCTGGCAAAGTATCATTCTATCCGGCAAACCTTTTATAAAGGTGGATAATAGTTTTATTACCCACACCTTTTTTGTTCGGTTAAGCTTCTCGGAGAATGTACGCTCCAAATCTTTTTCGCTTATTATATCCTTCATTTCTCAATTTGTTTTTCAAATACCACTGTTTTGGAGAATTCCCCGGCTTCGTGGTCTACTGTAGTTGTGTAGAGGTGCCCGTTATAACAGCCCCTATACTTTAAAATCTCTCCGTTATGTACTATCTCGTCTCCGATACCGTACGCGTATTCTTGTCTGCTTATCATAGCGTGAATTGAATTGCCTTGTTTTCTAATTTAACATCGCTTAAGACCTCGGGGTATGTACCATCTCCACGTTTTGCCGACATATTGCGATAGGAAAACTTATTCCCTTTCATACCGAAGTAACGGAATAACCGCCCGTCGCACGTTACGATATAGTCGTGCTTCTCGTAGTTCGTACCTACGTGCCCTATCTTTAGCGAGCTTCTGTGATTGCCGAAAAGGCTGGTATACTTTAGCTTGAACGTGCTTGGCGGCAGGTGCGTTTCCGGGTTGTAAAGCCATTGTACGAACCCCGAAAGGTCTGCGTATAAGTGGTCCCCCTCTGCGTCGACGCCCAAGTACATATAGGGGGAGTTACCAGCCGCGAACACCGAGTAACCGACATATTTACCGTTCCACTTCTCGCCCTCAATATAGAACATTGCAGGCTTCTCTGTCTCGTCCAAGCAAAATACCGTTGTATCATCGCTTTCCCCGTCATCTACTGGCTTTTCTGCCTCGACTGGTGCAGCTACCTTAGTCTCCTTAGAAAGCTCTGCAATGCGATATTTGCATATGTGGATAATCTTTTCATAGTCGAGCGTCCGCGCCTCGCCTTCTTTGCTGCGTAGCACGCGTTTCACTATATCCGCGTCCCAGGGGTTGAGGTTATATTCTTTCCAAATATCCCACGGCTGTATGGCATGCTTTGCATAATCGGACTTTCCCACGTTGTAACTCTGTACGTTTTCACTTGCTGACATAACACAATATTATTTTATCTGTTTTGAACTCATCTTTATAAAACTCCCGTGCCATCTCCACGGTAGGAAACACCCCATCGTTGGGGGTCGGATAATAAGAGATACGCTCCCCTGCGTTTACCGCGATAACTTTTAAGATAGTAACCATTTTAATTCAATTGTTTTCCAAGTTAATACACTCCGTTAGTTCTTGCATACTCGTTTCTGTAAGTTGGCGCGTGTAGGTTTGCCCCAGCATACCAATAAACGGTTTGCCATCTACGTACATAATACGCGATACGTGTTCAACGTTGATATACTCTACTTGCAGCTCACCTTTAACTACGAACGCCAGTTCAATAAAATTTCCGCTTTTCATAATTTTTTCCTTTTAAAATTGTATATACAAAAACGCTTCTTTAATTTTCCAACGCTTCGACCATTTTCCTAAGCTCTCCACGGCTAACTGCAATGCTGAAAAGCTCCGTTGACTTCTCGGTGATAACCCATGTGCCGTTAAGCTTTTGGAAATATGCCTCGTTGTTGCTCGGGTTGTTGAGGTTCACCGTCTCGCCCTTACCGGGCTTGTATTCTGCAAGGCTTGCAAGCGTTACCGCCGCTTCCTCGGGCGTACCCAAATAGACTTTCATAATATACCTTTCGGTCTCACGCGTTACTGCCTCAATGGTTATAGACCCGTCTGTATCCACCAATTTGCAAACGCCCATGCGGAAGGACTTTAATACGTCCGGCTTACCTTGACTTGTAATCTGCGAAAACATTGATACACTTGTAAGAATTAACACCGCTAAAACTACTAACTTTTTCATAATCTTTTGTTTTTAAATTGTTATTATTTCCTTTTGACATTACAAATATACGGCAAATAACAATAGGTTGTATATTCCGTTAACACCATTTAAGAAATAAATCTCATTCAGTTATTCTGTTAATAGTTAGTTAACATTTGGGGGGAGGCTTTTATGCCCCCTCTGTTATCACCCGTTAACAATACGCTCATATCCTCGTGTGCGTCCGATACCTGCGACGGTTTTTCCGTTCGCCGCGCGTTGCCACCCTTGTACTTTAGACATGATGGCGGCTATCTCGCGGCTTTCCTTAGTGGTTACGCGCCCTACTTCCATCTCGAACACATCTGTAGCTATTTGCATAATAGATACGAAGTCCATCTTTTCCAGTGTAAAGTCTTCCGGGTCTGCCTTCGATGCGTCGTATTCTCTAAAGTACATGCGCCTTTCATTCACATACATACGTCTCCAATCTGACGGCACAAGCATATTCAAATACGCTTCTACTGATGCAGTACGGGGGTCTGCCTCGAAATGCTCTTCGCGTCCTTTCTCGGCGATTTCCTCGGCTTCACGGGATAACAACGTACTCACTTTTCGGAAATACATTTGTACGGCTTCCGCCCATAGCTGGTCTACGTAATCATCGAACCCCTTCTCAAAGATAAGATGCGTATTAGCGTTTGCCTTAACCTTCACGGGCAAAAACCGTCTGCCGCCCGTGTCGTCTTTTAAAAATTCGTCCCGGTTCGTCGTACCTACAAAGATACACTGCCGGGGAAAGTTCTTCGTAACACGTCCGTATGCCGGTCTGTAGCTGTCCTCTGTTTTGGAAATGAAGTTTTTCACGCCTTCAACCTCTGAACGTCGCATCGCTGACAACTCCGCAACCTCTAATATCCAGTTACCTTGCAGCTGTTCAAACGCCCCCTTGCCGTCCATGCTCGAAAGGCTATCAGAGAACCAGTGTTTGCCCAGCTTTCGGATGAATGTGCTTTTCCCGGCGCCCTGCTCGGACTGTAACACTAACATACTATCGAACTTGCAGCCCTTTTGGAAGATACGCTTAACCGCGCCTACCATCATGATACGGAATGCTTCACGGGTGTATATGTTATCTTCCGCTCCCATGACATGGATAAGCGCTTTATCAACTCTTTCGATACCGTCCCACTTTAATTTGGTTAGGTATTCCTGCACGGGGTGGAAAGAATTCATCTCTGCGGATAGTGCTATGGCGTCGTCAATCTTTGCGCTATTCGATATGCCGTAAACGTCCTCGATGTGTTTACGTACGCCCGCGTAGTCCACGTCCTGGAAGTCCAAAGAACTATCCTTTGCGCGCCATAGAGGTACGCGTGTAACAACCCGGCGTTCCTTGAAAAGGTCTCGTGCAATAAGCCCCTTTAGATTAGGGTCATACTTCATTATCAAACCGAGGTTCTTCGCTGATGGGAGATATGCGCCGCGCCTATCCGTTTCCAGTTTCGCCATTGCGTCCTCATACGTTGTTGCCACATCGGCATCCGTCGCCTCCTCTACTTCTATAACGTCGTCGAAAGTGTCCATTATTTCGCCAGCCTTAACCGCCAGCATCCGGGCACGTGCCGCTGCTACCTTCGGGTCCTTGTTTACAAGTTCGTTCATAGCCTCGGTGGAATTCTTTCTATCCGAGCCCTTGTCCAGTTTACCGAACTTGTGTACACGTACAAGGTCGTAGGCGTTGAACACGTGGTTGCCCTGGATGGGGTCATTATTATGGAACGAATAAGCAAACATATCATTAAACGTAAGCATGCCGCCCGATGTGGAGCCACCCGTATATGTCCATCTATCCGCCTGCTCGGTGGGTTCGTAAACGTCCGATAGGTATTCCGCGATAACCTCGCTAATCGTGTATGCCCGGCAAAAGTCTCCTACATTGCCCTCCTTTAGTGTGGGGTCTTGCTGTTCTTTAGCAAGCGTCCGGGCTTCGCCCTTCTCGTCCTTGTGGTATGCCCATTCGGTAGTATCGCTCCAATCGTCGTACATGCCCAGATACTTTTGCACGTCCAAAGGGTTTTCGTTAAACGCCGAGTAATCTATAAACTCATAGTCTACATCCCGGGAAACCGAGGGGAAAAACATGCAGCGCTCGGGTTGAAACGTCGTTCTGTCGTACAAGTCGATACCCGTTAACTCCGCAACCTTTCGGGCGATGGCTTCGTATTGCTCCCCGTCCACTGGCTCGGACAACGGGATGATAACACGGTAACGGAGCGTATTCGCCTTCGGGTTATGCTTGTGCGTTCCGTGAATGATACACGCGCAATTGATAACCGAGTAGAACATTTCGGGAAAGTTCTTTTCCCCGTAGTCAATGTCAAGCGCCAAAATGGAACGCTCCCCGATATTGTTTTTGTTTCTACGGCTGCCGAACAACTCGCCGCCCATGAAGGCTCCTACGTCTTTAATATTACCCTGCTCGGCTTTGCTCGCGCTTATAAACTCGCGGTACGTCTCATCCGTAACCTTTGCCCTTGCCAGCTTCTCGGTCAACTCGTCCCATGAGTAAGAACGGTTTTTCCATGAAGTAGACTTCGCGCTGCTCGCTGTAGCAATTTTAAAAATCATTTTCCGTAAATCCATAAATTTAATCTTTTTTGTAATATTCAGTAATATAGCCCGCTGCTCTTAATGGTATGCCCTTTGCCCAACTCGGGGCGCTGCACATGGCATCGCTCATTATTTGCAGCGTCCTTTCTTCGTTTCCGCCTTTCGGTATCTCGGCGGCTATCTCATCGTGAACATGCAGCACGATATTAAAACCTAAATCAAATACCTTAAAAATCGCATTCGCCAGCAAGTCACGGGCTATCGCCTGCACAACGTTCTCGGTTAACTTGCCGCCGTATGTGTTTAGCTTAACCCATTTCCCGGAGGTTTGGTCTTGACCCATGTAGGATATAGCCTCAACCTCAAACGAGCCGTTAACGCCCTCGATAGTACGTTTTCCCATTCTTGCAGACGGGTAGAACAGCTTTCTACCGCTTGGTAGCTCAATAGTCATTGCGCCGCTCTCATATCGAAATATAATACTTGAAACATCGTCTATCTTATAGACTTGTTCACGCCTTGTTCCGATACATCTTTTTGCGCTGTCTTCTAACGAACGCCACAAAGATACTATTTTTTTATTAGCTTCTCTCCATTTTGACAGTATTTGAGGTTTTTCTTCGTCTGTTAACGCTTTTTTAATATCCATTGTGGTAAGGGCGTTGACGCCGCCGCCGTATCCGAGTGCAAGCTCCGCTACCTTACCGCGCTGCCTTAAGTCGTCGCCCTTGTGCACCGGGACACCGAACATTTTAGACGCAGAAGCGCAATATATATCAGCCTTCGGGTCGTTAAATAAGTCCAAACGCCATTGTTCGTTAGCAACCCAGGCAATTACACGTGCCTCAATCGCCGAGAAGTCAGCTACAGCGAACGTGTACCCTTCGGGGGCAATAAACGCGGTACGTATAAGCTGCGATAGTATGTGTGTAGGCTTGTCATATATAACTTCCATCATATCCAAATCGTGCATCTTTGCCAGTTCTCGTGCCCCGTCCAAGTCCTCGATATGGTTCTGCGGCAGGTTCTGTAGTTGAACCAACCGCCCAGCCCATCGCCCGGTACGGTTCGCACCGTAGTAACGGAACAAACCTCTGATACGGTTACCCCGCCCCGCGCTTGCAAGTATAGCGGTGTACTTGGCGTTCGATGTTTTGCCTATCTCCCTGCGTAGGTCTATAACGTCTAACACTGCTTGCTTATCCTCATCGGTAATGTTTTTAAGGCTCGTCACGGTCTTTATAACTTCCCCGATGCTATTCTTATTGAGTGAATCAATAACCACGCCCGTACGCTCTTCAATGAAGCCCTTAAGCTGCGGCATGGACTTTAAGGAGCTTAGTCCAAATTCTTTTTTGGCTCTTTCGGTTAGGCGTGCTTTATATTCTTCGTCCATATCCTGCGCGGCGTGTGCCAGCTCGAGGTCTGCCAGTATGCCATAATCGTTTATACGCTGGTCTGCCGCATAGATGCGCTGCTCTTCTTCCGGGAATTCAAACCGGGACAACTTACCGAATATTTCCTTTTCTGAAAGCACATCATAACGTAGGTAATCTATAAACTCCTCCCAGTCCTCGGGGGCGTGTTCCGGCAAATTACGTGTGCGACCTCCGTTTGTTTTGGTAGGCTTGCACGGAATTGAAAAATAACGGATAAGGTTCTTTCCCGTGCCCTTCTTCTTATCATCGAGATTTAGAATATTAGATACCGCTTCCAGTGATGCAGGCATACCGCAATACAATGACATGTTAGCGGTACAGAAAAAACGCATAGGGTTGATGTCAAACCCGTACTCGCGCAGACAGATACGCTCAAAAGTAGCGTTGTGTGCTACTATCACAACGTCCCCGTTGTTCTGTACATACGTGAACAACTCGTTGAACTCACCCAGCCCTCCGGGCTTTGTTAGGTCGATTATTGTAACGTCCGTATCGGTGTCCCACATGTAGCCGCAAAGGAGTATTTCAAAATTCTCGTCCTCACAGTATTTATAGTTACCAGCTTTTTCGATGTCCGTTTCGGAATACGTTTCAAAGTCAATAAACAGATGTCTCATAACTCATTGTTTTAATTGTTAATACTGTTATAACGGCAAAGGTACGGCAATGTTTTTAATAAACAAGAAGAAAGGCTACTAATTGCATTTATTTAACAATCAGTAGCCTTTTAACTTAATCTGCAAAAATAGGTGAGTAGAAAATAAATCCTCGTTTTTCGTTAAGAATTACGTATGTTTGCTGTGGTTCTTCGTATGCCAGTCCGTGCCCCATTGCGAACGCGTCGAAACCTTTCAGAGAGCCGTTAACACAAACCTCTTTGGTATATACCATTTGGTGATAATGTCCGATAAAGGCTTTATCAATATGTATCGTTTGGTTCATCTTTGCGTACCACCTCATCATCGACGGGTAAATACCTCCGATACCGCCAGCCGTGCGGAATTGATGCCCGTGTGCAAATAACACTTTCTTTCCGTACACGTCGATATAAGCAAATTCACTTTCCGGAATGATAAAGCTAAATTTGGTAAGCCCCATAAGTGTCAGGGCGCGTTCGATGTCCTTGTACATGAAATACTCATAATTCATCTCGAAACCGTTGCTAAACTGCATCTTTTTTGTAGTTCTTGAATGGTTTCCGCAAATACCGATGACAGTAATTTTGTTAACCTCGGGTAGCTGGTCGTGCAGATATTTAAGCCCGGAAATAATTAGGTTCTTAACGAAGTTAACACCGCGCATCGGCGACATGCTATTCGTTTGCTCGAGTTCGGGGTGTATGTAGCCGCCTATCATATCGCCAATCAAACTGATAACCAAGTTATCTACCGGCTTTTTCTTTATCATGTACGCGGCATTAGCAAAGAAATTAGTGATACGCTTTTCTGCGATATCCTTGTTATACTCGTTTTTGCCCAATACTGTAGAGGCTTTTACTACTTCGTCGGCATGCCAGTCTGATGCAATAAGAAAACCAGTGTTTCCCTCATCGAGCGATGTCTTTTTCTTCGGTGTGATGTCTACCAGTTCGACGGGCGGCGCGTCCTTCTTCAAACCGATAATACCCTTTAGCTCTTCCTCGTTGTAATAGCTTTTAAGCTCCTCTATCAACGGGTCTACCTCTACTGTAGGTTGTTGTACGCCCACAACTGCTTTGCCCTCACGGGCTGCCCAGTATGCCTTGTTTACCTTATTATATTTTTTCAACGGTTTTCCCGTCACCTTTGAAATTCTAACACCTTCTTCGTTTACGTACGAATCGTACTTTCCCATTTTTGCTTTTTATTTTTGGGCGGTATTACACCGCCCAGTTATTGATTTGTCTAATTCAGTTATTAGTTGAAAAGGTCGTCGTTCTCGTCTTCAAAATCGAAGTCATCAATACTTGTACCGCCGTCCAGTCTTTCGTCGTCTCTCGTCTTCTGCACACCGTTCAAACCTACACCAATACCGTACTTCCCGGTAAACTCATAAGGGTAAAATGATACGGCTACATTGCCCCAAGAACCGCTATAAACCTCGTTCGGGTCTGTGATATACTGTTTTCTGCCGTCAATTACGATAGGCGCGCCTTGCTTCTCTTTACGCTTTGCGTTGATAAAGTAGCAACCTTGATACTCCGCACCGTCTTTCTCTGCATCCCCATCCCGTAACGGGTTAGTCCATACTTTCGGGTCCTTGCCGTTCAGTTTCGGGTAACGGGATTTCAGTCCCCTGAATTCTTGTTCTATAGCTTCCCTAATCTTTGGGACTTCCGGGCTATCCTTCGGAATCAATAAGCATACACTGTAACTTGCTTCTCCTTGTCCGTTGACTTGTTGCGCTTCAAACAATCTAACATAGCTCAATCTCACGTTCTTAATCATTGCTTTCATATTCTACAATTTTTGTTTTTGCCCTCTAATCGGTTCGGGCGTTCCGTTTTTAATTTGATGCCGCAAAGATAACAGATAAATCAATAAGTTGTTTATTCTGTTAACCTTGTTTAACTTTAAAAGTTTTTGGCGCTATTGAAATAGCATAATCTAATTCGCTTCGGTATGCCAGCCATATGATATACTTCGGGTCATTTTTCCCTCTAAAGCCATACCGGTCTGACTTTCTAATAGCCTTAATCTCGTCCACGCTGAACCCCTTTATAGCTACCAAAAGATTTTGCATGTCTTTAGAGGTTCTTTCGAGTTCTTCCTTGCTCCAGGTACGGAATTGCTTTTTATTCCAAAACTTGGTTCTTTCTTGAATCTCTTTCTCCGTTAAAATACCGCTGTTACTTTTCATATCGTTTTGTTTTTAAATTGATAATGCAAGTATAACGCTTTATCTGATAAGTTGGTTCTTTCGTTAACTTCTTTTATGAATTTAATTCCTCGAAGTCATCAATAGTAGGGCTTAATTCCTCGCGCTTATCGCTTTCCGGGGCTAATGTCGGCAGTCCTTGCGGCTTGACTATCAGCCCGTCAAGTGTTGCTGCAAGCGTTTTTTTACCAACCAGGCGTTCAAGGTCTCCGATACCTTTCAATTTGCTGTTAGTTATGTCCTCGGTTGAGAAACCTAAAGCTTTTAGGCGTTCTATGGCTGTTTCCGTGTCGTTTATGACACGTACCGACCTACCCTCTACGAGTTTCCACCCCTTGACCTTTTCGCCCCGTGTAGCGGCTTGCATTGCGAAAGTCTTAACCGAGACCAGCCAGTCGGTGAACATATCGGACTTGCTTAGTATATCGCCTATCTCGTCAAGCGTTAGCGCCTTGGTGTCCCCGTGTGTCTCGAACTCGCTAACTAAAGCCTCTTTCTGTGCCCTGCATTGCGCTTTGAACTTGCAGAACTTACAATGGCTGCCTACTTTGGTTTCCCCTTGTCCTGCCCATGCCTTTTCAGCGGTGGGACGAAGTACGTGTATTGCCCAGTGGGTCAAGTCCCGTGCGGACATCTCGGATACCGAGTAATTGCCTAACCGTACTTGTGCGATGTGCATACGTACTTTTTCAATCTTCGCGCGGTGGTGTGGTTCCAGGGAGTCAAGCACCCCTATAGCGTACATCATTAACTGACTATTCCCATCGGCGTCCACTTGTACGCCCTTTCCGTATTTTAGGTCTATGATGTTTAGAACCTTCTCGCCCACTATATCACAGTCACAGCTGCCGAAACACTCGGGAACGTATGCCGTTAAATCGAACTTTCGTTCTATACTCATTTCGGCGCCTTCCTCTAGTTCGTATATGTCGCACACATAGCACACGTAATCCGTTACGTAGTGTTCCATTTCCGAACTATAATATTTGTTGTTACGTATCTCGTCGGGTACGGGCAATTCGTCCAATAATGGTAGGTATTCCCCGGCTAAATACTTTTCTATGGCGTATTCTGCTAACTCATGTGCTACAGTTCCTTCTTCTGATGCTGCGCTACTTGTGCTTTCGTATGGTTCTTCTAACCGTGCGGACGGTGTGCAGTTAAGCCAGCGGTGCGAGCTGCTCGGGGAAAGCAGGGCATGTGCCCTGCTTGTGTGGTCTACCTGTACTTTCATTCTTTTTAATCGTTATAGGTTTCGATACGCTGTTTCAGCAGCTCGTACTTCTCGGGCTTGATACGCATAAGAGATGCGCCGCCGAATTCCAACATAATATCCGTTAATTGCGGACGGGTGATTTTCCCGGATTTCATTAAGTCAATCATGAACGCCTGCATATCTTTTGCCGTTAGGGGCTTGTTTTCGGCTTTTTCCGGGACTTTCTCCTCTTCGGTGGGAGCTTGTACGGGTTCGGGTTCAATCGTCGCTTGCGGGGCTTCCTTTACAGTCTTTGGCTTTACGGGCTTTCCGACAGTTACGGGTTTTCCAATTTCCTTTTTAACTTCCGCGATAGCTTCGGTAATTGTTTCCTCTGCAATAGCTACCGCTGTGGCTTCGGGATTTGCTTCCTTCTTAAGTTCTTGAACGGGTGCGGCGGTCCGTGTAGGTTCGCTAAACGTCGGTACGCTTGTACTGTTTACGGGGCTTTCTGTAGGCGCTGACATAGCCTTAAGGGGCACACTACCAAATAGACGGTTCATAAGCTCATTTACAAATGCTACTTCTTGCTCGTTTGTAACGTCAAAATCGATTGTTAACGGTGTAATCTTCATTTTCCTTTCCTTTTTATATGGTGAATAACTAATTTATGCTTCTTTGATTTGTTCGGCTTCCAAAATGGCTTGTGCAACCTTGGTCACCGTCTCATTATAGAACCCGTCCCACTCATCGCAGTAGATATACATATCCTCAACATTCACGGGGTATCTCGTTCCTTCCATTGTAGATACGTAGTAAGGGAGTATAAACCCTTCAAACGTCGGCATTTCCTGCACTGCGTCAATAACTTGGTATTTGTTCTTTCTCGCGCTTGCCTGCAAATGCTTTTTTACTTCATCGATGATAAACTGCTGCTCTTCCATAACTTTATCTTTTTAAATTGTTGATGCAAATATAACGCTTTTGCAAATACGTCGGTTCACTTGTTAACCTTATTTAAGAAAATAGCTTCCATAAGGACCTGCATGTACCCATACCCCATACCGTTGTATTGGTATGCTTCAAATCTCCCGTTATGGTGTACCTCTGAAAAGGTATCGCCATACCCGTTGCCTGCCTCGTCTATAAATACTAATACGTGGCTCTTCATCTCGAATTGACCCTCGGTCATTGTTTCTCTGAAAATTAAATCAATTGCTTTCATACTTCGCTTCGTTTTATACGTTAATAACAAATCTACGTTCTTACTTGTTCACGGTTATTTCCAGTTTAATGTCCTGGTGACCTCTTTTCTTTTTAAAAAACTATTCGGCGTTTGAATCCCTTTCACTTTTCAAACCTTCCCTTTCGGGTATCGTGTTATTAGTTTCGGTAAATAACAGCCTTGTTTCCTTTTGACATTGCAAATATACGGCAAATAATGGTAGGTTGTATCTCTTTTTGTGCTAATAAACCTTAATCAAAAGTGAAAAGATGTAAATGAACAGTGCGTGCGAGCTAAAGTGCTATTTATCAGTGTCTTATCCTGCACAGCACAGACACACACCTAAATTTCTAAACTTTAATATAGAATATAGCGGTTTTTACAGTCCGTTCTATAGTGGTAAATGGTATTTTCTCCAGAATAATGTTTTAACCCCTTTTTACTGTGTTTACTGTGCAATTATATATAAGTAGTTGATATATAGATAGTAGGACTGCACAGAGACCTGCACAGACCTACTTTTCTACTGTGCAGGCTGTGTCTAAAGAATGTTAACAAAAAATGGAGAACTGTTAACAGCCCTCCATTTCCTGATTATTTTAGCTTTACAGCTATGTCTATATCTATCTTTGATTTGGGGTTTTTGTTTGATATGTCATGCTCTATAGCCTTGACCCCCCATCTGAAAAACAAGAATCTTTTCTTCCGGACCGTGATAACACCCGTTATCGTGTCCCTGCCTTGGTAGCTTAATTCCGTGCTATCCCGTTTAGCCCTTGCCTGTATCGTGTTCCATGCGTCCCGGTATTCGGCTATAAGCTCCCCGGCTACGGTATCGGTACGTACTACCTCCTTTATTACGGTCTTGGTAACGGTACGGGTTGCGGATAAAGCGTCTTTCACCCGAACGTTAAGCGCGTCCACCTCTTTATATAGGTCTGCGTTCGTTTTCTTTAGCTCCTTGTGCGACATCTCTAAAGCCTTACGCTTCACTGCTGCGTCTCCGAGCTTGGTTTTGTACTCTATTTGCACGTCGTTCAGCGCCTCAACGTTACGCTCCAAACGTCCTATTTCGGCTCTTTGCTTCCTTATGGTGTCTACCATCTTGGTTACCGCACCAAACAGCACCATAAGGACTGCAAAGCCTATGATTATCTTTTGCAGTTTATTCATAGCGTATCGCATTAATACGGTTCATCCACCCCTTGCGGTATTTCTCGTTTTTAGGTCTCGCCTTGCATATCTCGTCGATGAACTTTGCTCTATCGTCTTTAATCATTTTAAAGAGCGTAGCCGCGTCCATAGCGTTAACGGCTGCAATGGTCTGTTTGCCTACGATACCGTCCGCCTTCACGCCCAAAAGACGTTGTGGGCGCTTTATACCGTGCGAACCCGAAGCCCAAACCCAATCAACCAAGATATTGGCTACCGACTGGCTTTTAATCTCATCGGCTTTCCACCTATCCCAGTACAGGGACTTGAATACATCGTGCCATTCTGCATCGGATATGTTTTTCAAGTCGTCAACGGTCGGGGCTTTTTGCCCCTTCCGCTTCTTGTATTCGGTGAATGTGCCTATGGTGATTCCTTTGTTTGTTGCACCCCCCAGGTCGTCCGGGTCGTTAACGAAACCGCCTTCCCACTGTAGGATGAACGGTACTAATTTACTGCTGTTCGCCATCTTCTTTCTCCTTTTCTTCTAAGGGTATTTCAAATTCGCCGTCCCTAATCTTTCTCTTAAGCTGGAAATACTTGCTATTCGCTATGCTGTTTAGCACCTTCACGAATTCATTTCCCGGCTGTACTACCCTAAGGTTTCTTGTTATGTTACGCGCGTATATAATAAGGAATATACCCGTGAGTACCTTAACTAAAAGCTGATAATCTATCTCAGGCTCCAACATATCACATGTTAGTGCTACAAAGAAAAGAATCGCACTGGTTAAAAACAGCTCCTTAACCGCCTGCATAGTCTTTTTGTGCTTGTAGGGCTTTCTTTTCGCCCGGTCTGCCAAATAACCTACCAGCCAGTCCAACGCGGTAACGATAATTACTAAAAATATAAAGTCCCGTATGCCCGTAACTACTGCCAGAACGGTCACAGCAAAAAACGTGCGGAAATAGGTCTCTAATTGTTCTATCACTTGACTAACCCTATACGGGTGTTCGATACTGTACATGTCTTTATAAACCCGTCCGCCTTCATTCGGCAAATCAACGGTTCTATGAAAAGGTCTGCTTTGCCCCGTTCGGCTTCAAACCTTTTAACCTTGCTTGTATCTGGAACGACTACCGAGCCGCCATAGGTCTGAATCTTCATGCCCGTGCTCGTACTGTTTTGGTCTGCTATCTGCAAATACCGCGCGAACGCGTAGTAGCAAATAACCTTTTCAAGTCCTGCGAAGTTAGACCCGTCCGGGATATATTGCCCCGGAACAGCCTCATACATGCTGTCAATCTGCGGCAATATATCGAGTAGGTCTGCCTCAAAGAATGCTTTTTCTATTTTGTTGTCTTTAACGTCCGTCGCTATCTCAAACAACTGGCGGAACAACGCTATCGGGTATGCCATCTTCTTCCTCAAATTTATTATTAATTTCTGTTATTGACGGGTCAACCCCGAACACTTGGTACAACTCGCGCGAGATGCGCTGGCGTATCTTTTGCAAGCTATTGCGATAGACCTTTTGCAGCTCCTTTATAACCTCGCCCGAAGCGTTTGAGTAGGTCATCAGCGAACTGTCAATAAGGGGTAACGGAATGTTATATGCCGCTATCGCGATATCCTTTCTAAGGGGTTCCACATAAGCCTTGTACAGCTCCCTATCTATCGGGCTGCCCAACTGGTCAACCCGGATAAATGGTTTGTCCGTGGCTACGTTCTCGTCTCTTACAGTAAGCACGGAGCCGGCGTTCTCGCTACCCATCATATCGGCTAATGTATCTCTGAACTCCTGCTGTGCCTGCTCGGTCTCGAAATCACCGTGCGACACGATACTACACATGTGGAAGCCCCTGCCCAAAGTACGGTTAACATACTTGCCGTTCTTGTCCTCTGCGCCCATCTCGTTACGTACCGAATGGAACGTGCTAAGGGGATACGGGCGCGTTGTACCAAGGTTCACGTATAATAGTTGCCCTTTGTGGTTCTCGATACCGCCGCATTCCTCAACCTCTGAAGCGAAGTTTTCCGGGTCATATGTCGGGTATACCGTGGAGTTCTGCGCGCTGCTTGTTGCCTTGACGTTCTGTCTGTCCCAGTTATTGAAAACGCGCCATCTCTTTATCGCCGGGTCTTTCAAATAGTTGTCGTTCATCTCGGCACGGACATATTCAAACGGAACGTTATACACGTTTCGGGGCTTGTAGCCTTCGGGTGTCAGCCCATACTGTACTATCCAAGCCCAGCCCCTAAAACGTGCGACATCGTTTGCCGTAGCCTCTAAAACGTCGTCCATGTTACAGCCGTTCCCGTTTGTTATCGCAGCGAAGTCCTTGTTTTTGAACCCCTCGCAGATAATGTTCTCGGTCATTTTCTCAACTGCGGCTGTGGCTGTCTTTGAAGCGTATATTAGCTCGGCTATTTCCTGCGGATATAAGTTGCCATCTCCGTAGTTAATAATCTTATCGCCCGTATTAGCGGACAACTTAAGCGCCTTTTCGACAACAAGCGCGAAACGTCTGTAACCTATCATTTTTAAACCTCCTCTTTATTGATTTCTACGAAGCATTCCGCATAAGCAGGGTTTTCATTCATAAGGCGTTCCGCGATTTTGTCAGTCATGTTCGCACTCTTATAGATAACGCCGTCCACGTAATGCACGATACGCGCCCCGGGTTTCATCGCCCATCTGTAAACTACCTTTGTCAGATACTTCGTTTCGTACCACAAAGATAAATATTCCATATCCATGTGGCAATTCGGGTCAAGTTTTAGACCTGTCATCGCAAAATACGCGTCCAACTTCTCCTGTAATGTTGCAACCTTCGGTTCAACAACAACGGGTGCAGTGCTTTTGCCCTGCTCCGTAGTATTAGTTAATTTTTCTGCCATTTTCTTTTTGATTTATTATGTTCCTGGTGCTGGTGCTGGTTCTGGTTCTGGTGTACTCAACGCTTTGTACGATTCCCGTGTCAAATAGTGGATAGTAGTACCTACTTGCCAATCTTCAACGCCAAACGTGTATGTTGCGCGTTCGTTCGCGCTTGAATCACCGGAAATCTCGGTACAAACCAGGGGCAAACCCAAACCATAGACGCGTATCGCATCGCCGTGGTCTACAGCAAAAACAAGCTCCGCTCTCTCCAGGATACCGACAACGCCCAT